GGAGAGAGTACGGAACGAGGTATATAACCGAGGAGTTTCGCACGTGTGACGATATTCCCGCGAATCTGAGCGGAATCGAGGAAGGCTTCATTCAGAGAGAAGTGAGCGGTCATCGCATTATAATGTGTATTATAAGCGAGTACATCCAAGAGTGTAGAGAGGCCGGAGCCTTCAAAATCATAGTCATTAAATTCTGACTGTGTCTTTAGATAGTTTTTTAGATTCTTCTTGATCTGATCGAAGTCTAATTCTGTTACGTTTAAATTCTGTGCCATGGTTTTACCTTATCCGTCTTAGTACAATCTCGACCTCTTCCTTAGTATCGAACTCTTTAATAAGGAATTTAACGAGTATATTATAAGCATTCTCATCTGAGAGATCCTTAACCTGTATATCTAATATTTTAATTCTTTGTTCATGTTGTGTGAGTGTTCTTTCTATATTATCACGTATTGCCATTCGCGTAATTGCGTCAGCCGGCTCAAACAAAAGCGCTCGTAAATTTGCACCAATAGAATGATTAAAAGGACGCTCATAAAAGTTAGTTAACAATAAGTTCTTTACAGCGTTACGTATAGCGTTATCATCTCTAAGAGGAACAATGTCTTTCCGTATAGGATGGAGTGTTAAAGAGAGATCAAGGTCGCTCCAGGATTTCCTACGAGAATCAACTGAGGCTTTCTTAAATCCATCTGATATACTCTTATCTGATTGTAATATAGTACTCATACTAGTATTTATAATAGCAAGGCTGATAGTTTAGTAATCTACCGACGAGGTTTCTGGAGCATTTTTCGCCAGAAAAAATTTTTTATCAGTGACGTTTAGAACGAAAACTACGGATCTAAAAATACACGGGGATGCTAGACCCCCCACTACGATCTGAGGTTTTCTGTCTCATATAAAACGTGCCCTTTGCTGTTTACATTTCCTCCTATATATGTTATAATATTAAGTCCCACCCTTTGGTACATTTGTATCTTTATCAGTTGTATTATGAGCAGTACCTGTCCCAGTTTTGTATACGTGCTGGTGGCCTGTCAGAGTGACACTCTCCGAGGCTGAGTCACACTTCGCTTTCACCTCGCCTGTTACATCTAACTTACCTGTAATCTTTGTGTCTCCGTCCACTAGAATGACATCGTTCTGAGCGTCTATCTTTATAGTACCATCTGATTCTATTAGTATAGTACTACCAACCGCATGCTTGATGTGCACTCGTTCCTCGCCAGTGGTATTATCTAATTCAATTAAGTGTCCTGCCTTAGACTTATATACTTTGTTGGTCTCCGAGGACTCTGGTGGTATATCAATAACGCCATCTGTTTGTGTTGGTATACTACCTAATATAATAGCGTCCTGTGCAGAGTACCCGTCTCGAAAGAATCCTACAACCCAGGAGCCTACTTCTAAATGATGATTACCTCCTATACCCTTATAGGAAGCGTGTGCATTAGACATCATTACAGTGCTCCAGGGAAGGTCGCTCTCCTGCACTCTCTCATCATCATAATAACCATAAGGGAAAACTTTAACACGATTCATGTTAAGAGGGTCTGAGATTGATCTAACCTCTCCTATGAACCATGTAAAAGGCGCTCCTACAAATTGATCTTCATGCTCTCTCACCTACGCTCCTCCTATTTGTAATTGGTCTAATGACTCTATATAGCTATCTCGTTTGAGTGTAAGTATCTGAGTATACTCTGTATCGAATGAATGTCTTATTGAATCTACTAAGTAGTCGCCACTAAGGAACTTATCAAGAGTAGACTCGTCAGATTCAGATACGTTGACCCCTTTGCGGACTGCCAGATGTACCTTTTTTCCACTTGCAATTTCTAGGTCTCCATTGATTTTGATATCCAATATGAATGCGTTTAGATTCTCTCTATAGGCGTTAGCCATACAGATACTGTTGTCTGCAGGTGTACTATAGTTAGAAATGTTGCCAAAAGCCTTAGAATTGAGTGATATATAATGGTTTTTAGCCTCTGTATAGGAATCGATCTTCCTATCATTGAATGTTATATTACTAGAGAATGGTTGATTATTGTTTAGTTTACCTATTTTCTTACTAGAATATGTATATTTAGACTTTTGATATGTTTTGTTTGCAATATCTATTGTATGTAATGTGGACGAATATGCTCCTTTCTGTGCAGAAGAGTATTGAGATATATCCATTTTATCGGTCGAGAGGTGTATGACACGTGTTCTTTGCTGTTCGTAATTATCGATTGACCCTATGACTGTATCTGAGAATGGTGTATGGTTATATGATTCGTATATATCAGCGTTTGCCATGTTTTCGTATGAATCTAATGTGACTCCATGGCAGAATGATTCATAGAAGTAGTAAGGTGTCTCATTGTCATAGGCTCTTCTAAGCAACCAGTGTATGAGTGCGAGTGGTCTCATGCGTGGATATACACCTTTGATGATATCTTTTGTGTCTTTATTAATGAGAAATGGATCGACTTGCAATTTATCTTTACAGATCTTCTCTACTAATGATCCTACACTGCCTGAGAATGCTTCCGAGACTGTTTGTAATGAGTTGAGATAGGCTTGTTTGCTTAATGCTGTGATGACATATGTCGAGTTGCCTGGGCTTGTCTTTGCGTACATGCCAATCTTTGAGATATAGAGCTCTTTGTCGATTGTATATCGCTCTCCATTGATATCTCTACGTGCAATCCTTAGGTCTAACCTTTCGTTACCTGACATTTTGAGCTTTTCGAGGTAAGCGTTTGCATCGAGTATGTTGAATGTTGCGGCGATTGAGGCAGAATGTATACTCTCGTCTATGACAAACTTTGCTATGAGCTCACGAATGTCGAAGACTTGGCCATCATTACATGTAATTTTGCAAGAGACGAGCTCATATGATCCAGGTACAATTGCATCTGAACCATTTGCAAACTTAGTATTGACTCTAGCCATTGAGCATATCCTCGAACTCATCGGCAAATTGCCTTATATATCTAGGATCTACGACTTTGATTTTTGATCTTAGTTCATTCACTTCTTCGAGATATGCACGATTTGTAACAAAAGAAAGTTGCCCTGATTCTACTCCACCCTCGACAAAGACTGAATTTGATTGTACTCTCTTCTCTACATCACCTGTTAGATAGTAGTAATGAGGTGCATCGATGTATTTGAACACCTGGTATGTACCTACGTTATCATTCGATGTGCCACCTTGAATCAATTCTGATGTATTGATATCACCAATGAAGGATCCTGTGACATTCTTGAGCACGATTTGATTAAGGTCAAGGTTTTTCTTATGCAAAACACCTGTTGCGCCTGAGGTTACACCTGTGATTGTTTCACCAAGTGTGAATCTACCTGCAAGAGAGTTACGGTGATCGGTAATCGATTGATCAGTATCTCTTTCTATGATAGGGTTTGTAGTAATTACGATACCATCGTATTCTTTTGTCATATACTCTTGCAATTTTTCTTGACTCATTGGCCATGCAGCGAGTCCGTCATGCAAGTATTCATTGACAATAAAGAATGTCCAATAGAATCTTGGTGAACCGTATAGTCTTTGTGATATAATATCAGGCCTTTCACCATTCTTTACATCATAGAATGTATACGTATTAATGTTATCTTCGAAGTTTTTAAGTGGTCTTACTGATTTGTAGATATTAACTACGTTTTGAAGGACACCATTACGATCGAAATCATATTTTAATTTTGGAAATTGCTTAAAGAAACTCATTTATCCTCCTGTAGCTACTATATCGTTATCAGGTAGTGACCCAACAACATGACCGTCGTTTGTTCTATCATTCTTATATTGTATTCCAGCATCATAAAGATCGTCTCTGGTAATTGCTCTGACCTCTTGGAATGTAAGTGCTAAATCCAATTCAGTAGGTGATGCACCAAGGTCATCGTTCTTATGAAAAGCATTGCCGGTAGAGTTAACAGTTGCTGTCATATTTGTAAGGTAACATTGAATAATTCTAGGCATATATTTGTTTTCTCTAGAGCCTATCATGAATCTTATTCTAAATGTTGGTGGGTATTGCAAACTACCTGCACCTCTGTCTTTAGGGTACATATATTTACGAAATTGATTCTCAATTCTGTGTATGTCTTTTGCTTCTTCTACAGAAGTAGGAATTAATTTAAAGTTGAATGCAAATGAGCGTACGGTTACGCCATCAAAGTTTTGTGTTGTGTAAGGGTTTACTATAATTCCTGTTTTGATTTCACTAATTACAGCTGCTGTACCTAATGTTTGCGAGTTAGCCTTTGCGCTTTTTGTTGCTAATGCTATGATATCTGATGTGGTTGCTTCTTTCTGGCCCGTTCCACCTATTGCTTGAGCCGCGGTACTTGATGCAACTGCACCTTGGACTCCGAGGTTTACTGAGCTATATGTTATACCATCAGCTGTAGATACAGCAAGTGGAATGAACATATGTATCTTATGAAAGTCGCCTTCCTCGTTAGTAATCGTAAATTCTAAATGCGGAAACTCGTCGCCTTCTTTATCGATCTTCTCTCTAAGGTTGTTTGGGAATGTAATTATACTCATACGTTTTACCTTTATAAATAACTATATAATTTTTAAACTATAGAACTATTTATATGGCTTACAAAGGTAGATATACAATAAAAAACAAAGATAAGTACTTAGGCGACCCTTCAAAGGTAATCTATCGTTCATTATGGGAAAGAAATGCTTTTAGATGGTGTGAAGGCACTCCACGTGTAAAGAAATGGAATTCTGAGGAAATAGTTATACCTTACAAGTGTAAAACAGATAACAAAATCCATAGATATTTTATTGATTTATTAGTTGAATTAAGTAATGGTGATATCATATTGGTTGAGATTAAGCCAAAAAAACAAACTGTTCCACCTAAAAATCCTAAAAGAAAGACTAGAAAATACCTAAATGAAGTGACTACATATATCAAAAACACATCCAAATGGGAAGCAGCTCAACGTTTTGCAGACCATAAAGGATGGAAATTTCAAGTTTGGACTGAAGATACTTTAAAGAATCTAGGCATCAAACTACTGAAATCTTGATATAAATAGTAGTATGGCAAGTTTATTTGATACATTACAGGCAGGCGCATTCCGTGCAGGTGTTAGTCCACGGACTAAAGAATCACGTCTTTGGTTTCAAAAGAAAGTAAGAGATCTAAGTATACCTACGCGACGTAAGCTTATGAAAGATGAAGCTCTTGATGTTGTAAAACAACCTAAGATTGGTGACATGATGATGTATTTCTATGATCCAAAGATGAAGAAAGAGTTACCTTACTATGATAAGTTTCCACTTACAGTTATGGTACAACCTGCAGAAGGTGGATTCCATGGGCTTAATTTACATTACCTAGCACCAGGTGTACGTGCTAGATTCCTTGATGAGCTAATGGCACTATCACCTAAGAACGTAACTGATTCCACAAGACTTGCTAGATTAAGATATAATACACTCAAAGGTGTTACAAAATTTAAAGAATTTAAGCCGTGTTTTAAACATTATTTAATGAGTCAAGTAAATTCTAACTTGGTTAGAGTACCTATGACTGAATGGGAAATAGCAATCTTTCTACCAACAGAACAGTTTGTTAAAGTTAAAGCACAATCAGTATGGAGATATTCAAGGAAAGCATACGCATCATGAACAGTATAGACGACCTCAAAGCAACAATTTCGAAAAAGGGTGGAGTAGCATTCGCCAACAGATTTCAAGTATTTTTTACACCACCAGGTGGAGTTACAATTGGTAACTTAACAAGCCAAGATCCCAGAGTATTAGTTGGATCATTAGCCACAACTGCATTAAGTGGTGGAAGCTTAAAAAATATTATACCAGACCCAAGAGATATATCAATATTATGTGAAACAGTTAATCTGCCAGGCAGACAGATTTCAACAAATGAATATTTATCAGACAGACAAGCAGTTAAAATTCCTTACGGTATCATTAATGAAGATGTAACTATGTCATTCATTCTTACAAATGATTATTTTATGAAAAAATTATTTGATAATTGGATGTCAGGTGTCTTTGATGTTAAAGATTATCGTGCAGGATATAAAAAAGATTTTACTACTGATGTTATTATACAGCAGTTAAATAGTAAGAACGTACCGATTTATGGTGTAAAATTAGAGAATGCATTCCCTATTACCATGAATTCGATACAATTGGATAGTAATAGTGAAAATACTGTTCAAAAATTGAATGTGACATTGAGTTACGAAAATTATGTTCCAGAGGATATTTTCGATACTGCAATTAGTGGTGTTGAAACATTAGCTTCTGGATTAGGAATTGGCTAATATTATAGGAGAATAGAATGGCTTTACCAAAAATTAATAATATGAAATATGATACAGTAGTGCCTTCAACGGGTAAGACTGTTCAATTTAGACCATACCTAGTCAAAGAAGAAAAGATTTTGATGATGGCTATGGAATCTAATGATTCAAAGCAAATAATGCAGGCAACAAAGGATGTTATTAAATCATGTGTATATGATGATATTAATGTTGATCAATTAGCAATGTTTGATATCGAATCATTATTTTTAGCATTGAGAGCAAAATCAGTTGGTGAAAGAATTGATTTGAAAGTTAAATGTGAAGATTGTGGACATATGAACGATGTTCAAATAGATTTTGATGATATCGATATACCAGTTGTAGATGATGATTCTAAAATGATTATGCTAACAGACGATGTTGGTATTACATTAAGATATCCATCATACGCTGATGTATCAAAAATTAAGCCGGGATCTGAAGACTCAGTTGAAACTGCGTTTGATATGATTATGGCTTGTATCGAAACAATATTTGATGCTGACGCAGTTCATAACGCTAAGACTGAAGGTAAAAAAGCTGTAAAAGAATTTATTGAATCTTTAAACAGTGTACAGTTTGCAAAAATATCTCAATTTTTTGAGAATATGCCAGCTATCAGTCATAAGTTAAAGTTTGATTGTGTTAAATGTTCTACAGGTAACGTACAAAATCTAAGAGGTATTCAAAGTTTTTTTACGTAGGCCTCTCGCATGATAGTCTTGTAAATCATTATAAGACTAATTTTGCAATGATACAACATCACCGTTGGTCATTGACAGAATTAAACGAAATGATGCCATGGGAGAGGGAGATATATGTAACTCTACTCAGTGAATGGATTAAAGAAGAGAACGAACGAATTAAAAAAGAACAAAGGAAAATGAGAAATGGCTGATGAAATAGAAAAAAAAGAACACCATCCTGCTGATACTAATGGTGATGGTAAAGTTTCACGTAAAGAAGAAGAAATGTATTTAGAATTTAAAAGAAAAGAGCTCGAAGATGCTGACGCGATGCGCGATGCACAAAGAAAAATGGCATGGTTTGCTTTAGGTGGTATGTTATTATATCCTTTTGCAGTTGTTATTGCCGTGTTAGCTGGCCTAGATCAAGCTAGTAAAATTCTTGGTGATATGGCCGCAACATATTTTGTTGCTGTTGCTGGTATTGTGGCAGCATTCTTCGGCTCACAGGCTTTTGGTAATAAAAAATAAGGAATAAAAAATGGCTGAAGAAAATAGACAAGATTTTTCAAAATTAGTTGCAGCATTAAAAGAACAAAATGATATAACAAATGCTGCAAAGGATGAAACAGAAAATATTTCTAAATTATCTATGGCCATGGATAATCGTGCCTTAAATCTAGAATCAGAACAAATAAAATTAATTGAAGAATTAATTGATCAATTAACTAATCCTAATCTAGGTGATTTGGAAGAAAGAAAAGAAAATAATAAGCGTGCAAAAGAAACTTTAGACCTATTAGGTATTATTGCTGATAATACTGAAAAAGAAAATGAAGTAATAAAGTTTGATGGCATTGGCCAAGCAGGACTCGGTTTTGTTGCAGCTTTAGGCGCAGCATTAGCTGGATTAGTTACTGGGATTATTGCTGGTCTCGCAGGTAATATAAAAATAATTGGTAGATTATTTAAAATAGGTTTTACAAAACTTTTCGGTGGTTTATTTAAAAGACTTAGTGCACCATTTAGAGCAGTTAATAAACAAGCAAAAGGATTTCTTAAACCAGCAACAGATTTCTTTAAAAACATTGGTAGAGCATTTAAAGCTGGATTTGCTGGTCTAAAAACATTTAGAGCTACCACTGGACAATTTGCTAAGTTAGGTTTCTTTGGTACAATAGGTAAAACATTAGGAAATGGATTTAAAGCTATACAAAACTTTGGTAAGACACTTTCTGGATTCGGTAAATCTATTGCAGGCATAGGTAAAACATTAGCAAGTACTAAATTTTTCGATATATCAAGACCAGTTAAAGCATTTACAGATGGTATAAAGTCACTTAAGGCAGCATTTTTTCCTGTACAAAAAGCAGGTAGTTCTTTAACTACTGTACAAAAATTTTTAAAACCAATCGGTCAAATAGCTAAAACTGCATTTAATGCATTTAAAGGTTTTGGTACAGTCATTGGTAGATTATTTATTCCACTACAAATAATATTTGGTGTTATTGATGGTGTCAAAGGATTTATTGATGGATTTAAAAATCAAGAAGGTAACCTTTTTAATAAATTAACAGCAGGTATTATTGGTGGTATCAGTGGTGTTTTGCAAGGATTAATTGGTATTCCATTAGATTTATTAAAAAAAGGTGTGTCATTTATTGCAGGTAAGCTAGGATTCAGTTCATTTGCCGAAAAGCTCGAAGCATTCTCATTTAAAGCTTTAATTGGTAAAATATTTGATGGCCTTAATAATATATGGCAAGGTATAATAGACTTTTTTACAAACATGTTCTCTAAAGAAGGTAGAGCTGCAAATATGGAAAAACTTGGTAATATTGCTGGTGGAATTAATGATTTTATTAAAAAAATATTACGTGCTATTCTACCAGATCCTGATGCCGATAGAGGATTATTCGATCCTAGAGGTTTAGTAGCTAAAGCAATTCCAAGTTCAGTATATAGATATGCCGGCTTAGATCCAGATACTGGTGATGTTATAGCACCTGATATAGCAGAAACTATTGTAGGTGATGATACAACATTACGTGGAGCTGAAATGGATACGAATTCACGTGAAAACACAGCTGCTGGTGATCAAGGAACTGGCGATGTGGCAGTAGTAACTGATAACTCTAATAATCAAAATATTAAACAAGGTGATAATGTATTTGTTAATATGGCAAACGCAACGTTTGATTCTAACTTAACACCTCAATATACATAAAAAAAGGGAGCCTTTCGGCTCCCAAAGTCATCTAAATAGATTTATTATGACTGTTTAGCTAACCTATCAAAATAAGAAAGTGTATCTTCTTCACCCGAATCATCAGTTTCAAATGGCGCTGCGTCTGCAGTAGCCATAGTTGGTTCTTCAACAACTGGTGCTGGGGATGGAGCTTCCATTGTTACTCCGGCGTCGACACCTAATACTTTATTAAGTTTAGCTTTCAGCTCATCATATGACTTATAGTTTTTGACGTCTGTAAAGTCTGCAAGAGAGTATAGTTTATGATATACTTCTTCGATTCTTTCATCATCTCCACCATGTAAAGCGCTTACTGAAGCAAACTCTGACTTATCATAGTTTACCCAACCTTCGACTTTTCTGATTTTAATCTTAAAGTCAGCACCTTCCCAGAAGTCATATGGATTAACTGGGTTTTCATCCGCAAATTGTGGTTGCATTACATCCATGATTTTATCAAAGATTTTTTTACCAAATTTGTATAGGAATACTTTCCCTTCATTTTCTGGATTAGCAGGATCAGAAACGACTAAGACATTTGATACATAGTGTAGACGTCTTTTCCTTTCCCTGGCAATTGCTTTATCCTCATCTCTACCTGAGTTCCATAATACAGAATTCATCTCAGATACTGGATCTTGTTCACCAACAGAGGTTAAAGAATTTTCGATATACCATAAACCAGTAGGTCCTTTGAACCCGTGATCCCAATACCTTACCCATGGAAGATCTTCACCTTCTTTGGCTGGTAGGAATCTGACAACGGCATAACCGTTTCCTGCTTTATCCCTGGTAGGTTTCCAAAACCTATCATCAGCGTATGATGTGGTTTCAGTTTTAGTAGATACTGCTTCTGCAGCCTTTACGAGTTTGTCGATTGACGAGCCTCGTGAGCTCTTTAGATTTGCAAATGACATTATATTTCTCCTTGTATATGCATTGTATTTACTGAATTATCCACTTTATACATAATATAATAATTTATGTAAACTTGCTTACTAACATTGTTTTACACTTGTTAGTATTAAAATTTACAAAGGGCGTATATTTTTCGATTAATCTACGAGTATCAGGCCAAATAATGGTATCTGATATGTTCTTAGATTCACGATCAATAAACCCAAATATAGAATTAAGAATTACAACAGTTTCTAAACTGATTTCTTCTTGCATCCATAACTTTACGATAAGAGGATGTTGACCATCAACTGCTTTAAACATATCGTCAAAGGGTACATTCTCTTCTCCTATTCTATTTATATCAACTGAAAATACTCTATGAATACTTTCTTTAATTTTTTTGTATTTCATATAGTTTTGTTCAGCCTCACTGTCCATCATATCACCTACATATTTTTCAGTGTTAATGAACTGCGATACATAAAATTCTTTTAGTTCACCATTATATTTCTTTGATAGTTTAGCAAAGAAGTATTTATCTTTTCGTTTAAAAAAAGATTGAGGTGTTACATTTGATTTAAAGTTGTATTTGATTGCGTCATAGTTTGTTTCAAAATGTAACTTTAAAGCATTATATAATTTATAAGACTCAAATGGGTCGTTCATAGTCTTCCTGTTCTTATTAGCCACCAACGAAAATATTTTCTACCTTCGCCGTAAGCTGCGCTTATCATTGGATTGTATATCAACCTATGCCACCAAGTAGATATCCAGCTTTACCTGCGATTAGTAATTGTACCATTGGTGGAAAAAAATAGAAGTATGTCATAATACCTAGTATTATAATTAAAAGCGCAACTGCGACTTTTACTGTAAATTTTAACATACTGGGAAATACTTTTATTCCTACGTATATTACAGTTATTAATCCTATTAATTCTAACATTATACTGGTAGTTTATTTCCTTTTTTTACTCTAATTAAATTAAGACCTGAGGCCTCTGCTTCTATTTTTTGTTTTAAAGAATCGGTTAATAGTTTCTTTAAATTACTATAATCCATACCACGTTTTTCTATAACATAAGTGGCAGCATCTATATAAGTTATGTTACCTTTAGCAACTAATTGTTCAACAGCGGTTGAAAACCTTTTCTTTGTCATTATTTTTACATCTAAATCTATGCTCATAATATCCTAAGTAATATACAATCGTTATTAATTCTACCATTAGGTGTACTTATTTTTGTTGATAAAGTACCCCATACTTGTTTATCGATTTGTTTGTGTGTTTTGGTTAAAATTAGTGGAAGCATATCAGATGGCTTTCTTAATGTTGCCGTTCTACTTGTATCACAAATATTCTTTATGGTAGTACCACTAACTTCAAATCCCTTTGTTGAGTTTGTTTTATATTCAGTCAATTTTCTATTCTTAACATTATACACATACAACAACTCTTTTCCTGGAATCATAACTGGATTGATCGATGTCAATTTTTCATCAATATCATCAACCTTATATTTCAAGTTTTTAACCTGTACATCAGATGATTTAGGTTTTTTAGTTCTAGGAATTCTTGTAGTTTTATTATTCATTTTTAGTCTTTCAACATCAGCCATAATTTTTTCTAGAAGAGTAATCATTTTCTTTTTATTACCCTTTGAAATATGTTCATAAGCTTCTACCGCCTGATCACACCTTTTATGATAAGCATCTAATACTAAATCATATTCAAACTTGATATGTTCTAAAAAGATGTTTATACCACCACCTTTAATTTTATGTAGTGTTAGTAAACTATATGCTGGGAATTTAACTTTTTCAAACTCGCCTTCCATCCATTTATCAACAACCATTTCATCAAAGTCACCCATAATAGTTTGAATAACTTTTGTTTTCATCCTTTCAGCAGGAGATATTACTGGTTTTTTAGGTTGTGCTTTTACTTCTTTAACAATAGATTTACCTTCAACTAAAAGTTCAGCGAGCTTATTGTTAATTTTTTCTAAGACAGATATACCTTCAGAAGATGTCATTCTATCTAATGGAACACCTGAATTGTATATTCTAATATTATTACCAATGCCTTGATTTAATTTCCAGTTTTCAATTTTCTTTAATGCTTGTAATTCTTTATTATTATAACCAAGAGTTTTTTCAGCATATAATAGTATAATAGGTAAATTACTTTTTGGATTATTATAGTAATTAAAATAATTAGATGATTGATGATATGCTCGATTGATATCTTCTATATCTTTAAATTCTACACTATGAAAATTAGGTTCTGCACCTATGTATTTGTCTTCTAACGTTGCGCCTCTTTTTTTAGCCATTTATTACTCCTTTTAAATAATTAGTTATATTATACCACACTTTTCTGTAAATGTAAACAGGCGGAACACACTTTTGATATGATAAGGAGTAGTGTGTGCATTCCGCCATAAGCTCAAGATTCTGATGAATCATAACCCTCGTAATCTTTTACTCCTAAAACAAAATTCTCTGCAGCAGATTCGGCATAACATTCAGAATGATTTGGGTACCATTCTATAGCCAATGATTCTCCATTAGAAATCATACGTATGCCATAATAGTTTTTATCTAAGTCTACAGTTTTTAAAACATCTGCACTTCTGTTTTCATATTCATTACTACCATGATATGAACTTAATAACATATAATTATTCGCCATCATTGTCTCCTTTTTCCCACGGTAGCGGAATGTTATGTCCAGCTTTCCTTTCACTGATAATATGACTGCTCATATAAGCTACGTACATCATTACTATCATAATTATAAATCCTAATATGTATTCTAATATAATCATTTTATTTCCCTATGTGTTCCACGTCTTTACGTGGGATTACTTGATAAGCACCCTTGTTATAAGCTGGCGCAACTGTAAAATTTTGTGACTCTTCTTTTTTCCATGAATCATCCTGTTGTGGACTATAATTCATTATAATTGGCATAGATGGATATTTTTCACGATGATCATCCATCTGCTGCTGAGCAAAACTTTTTGTTTTTGTAGCCATTGGTACAAATTTTGGTTTACTACGTTTTGTTGACATAGATGTGGTTTTGCGCTTACGGCCATGAATATCATATCGTAAACTACCGGTATAAAAACTTGTCATTCCCATTATGTTTTTTGCCTCCATGCTGCTATTAAATCATCACCTTCTAGCTTTGTACCGAAGTAATGTATTACTTGACCATTTTTCTTTCTTTCAATTAAACCATTATTAAATTCAGTGTCTATTACACCTTCGCCGTTTGCAGTATCTTCTGGTCTATCATCATAGTGCATAGAACTTAGAGAATGTGCATGTATACTTGATACGCCTAAGGCCCATTCTTCTGCTAATAATAATTGTCTTTGTTTATATACTACATCTTTAAATTCTGTCATCCATTTCTCCTGTCTTGGGCTTGTTCTTTTTTCTTTTTTTCAAATTCTTTATCAATAGGTTTTTGTTGAGTTTGTGGTCTTGTCATTTTTTCGTAATCTTCCCAATCCCAAGGATAACCTGTTCTAGGCTCTTTGTTTGACAGAGCTCTTTCCCAGGCCTGTTTACTAAGTGTTTTAGGTTCATTATTCTTTTTCTCTTTCATCTAATTCTTTAATTCTTTTTTCCGCTATTTTAATAATATCTTTTTCTTTATACCAAATACCAGAAAATACTGATGTATTTCTAAAGCCAAAATCGGGATCGATATATTCTAATATCCACCTTGGTATACCAAATAATGATTTATCTTTAAATATTCTGACATCACCATAGTTTTTTACTAATAACCTCATTAGTCCCAACTATCTTGTTCTTTCATAGCCTGATAATTTTCAACATAAGAAGTACCAGATAACCACTTTTCAGTATTTTCTTTTGAATAGTGCATATTTTCTTCTTTAAAACAATCTAAACCACCAGCTTTAAGATGACCAGCTTTTTTTACTGATGCTGATAATTTATTGTAATGATTTTTTGGTCTGCTGTATACACGCTTTACTGCCTGTTTAAACTCTTGCTCAGCTTGATATTTTTCTTTTTCAGCAAGTAGTTGTTTTTTTATTTCTTTAAAATCCATAGTTACTCCTAATTAATAGATATATTATACCATAGTTTACTACTAATGTAAACAGTTTTTTTCATTTTTTTTATTGAACCCATATATGTGTATATTTGGATGGAAGATTATCACATGACCAATCTTGGTCTCCATAATTAATAACTTTGACACATTCTCCTGTAGAATGACTGACGTGAACATCAGGTATATAACTTGTAAATATTAGCATGTATACCAACATGGCAAAAAGACCAATAACAAGTATGTAGGATATTATATAATCCAGTATTTTTTTATTCATAAAAGCTCTCCATAATATTTTCTGCTGCTTCTTTCGTAGCAAAATATTCTGTGTACCTATCCCAAGGCTCTTCAATAGTCATAGATTCACCATCTTCATAGGTGTACTTGGTGACACAAGACTCACCAATGTAAAAGCCTGCAGCAGACTGCATGACCTTAGGACCTGACATTGAAAGAATTTCTTCACTTGACTCTTTAAAAATACTCATTATATTACCTCACGATTTCCAATTTTACCAAATGGTTGTTCTACAATTTTGATTACTGCACAACCATTATCTTCTTTAAGATCTTCTTTAGAACAAAGATGTTCCATTTTAGAGATGACATCCTTGTCATCTTCTGCCCAAACGTATTTTTCAACTTGAACAACATATCTTCTCATTATGCTACCTCCAACATTCCAAGAGGACAATTCCAAAGTTGGCCGTCAATTCTTACAACCGCTTTTGTTCTGTTGATCTTAGTAACTTCACCAAATTCAACACCTCTTTTACTGTTGAGCTTTACTTGAGCACCAACAAAAAGCGAAGACTTAACGCCTTGAGCTTTAATAGCTCTTATTTGCTTTTGTTTGATTTTAATTAACTCAATTACCTCATTCATTTCATCATTAGAACTAATTGAGTTGATTGCGTTTAGTATAGATTTTTTCATAATGTAGTTTCCTTATCAATTGTTTATATGGTTATTATAACACATCTGGCGAGAAAGTAAACAGTTTTTGTGAAAAAAAGTGCATTTTTTTTCATTTTGTGTGACTCTTTTAATTATTTTGGTCATTAAAAACATTTACTATATAATTTTGCCTCGAGGCGATTTGCTTCTTTTTCCCATGGTTGATCACTATATTCTCTATGATCATAATTACGTTTTTTCCAATTATAACCATCTAATTCGTTTCTGAGAAATTGTTTTGCATGAACCATTTCATGAGCTAAAGTTTGCATTTGATCATCAAATGATATATTACGATTGATTTCAATTTCGATATCTTGTCTACTACCAAGGCAATACCCCCAGGCGTCGTCTTCCATTTTTGATTTGAATTTTACAACAATTTCGCGATTACGTAATCTGTGTATTCTTAACTCTTTACATAATCTTGTAACGTAATCATATATTAGATCTTTATCTTTAATGTTTGATGGTATATGAATTATCAATTAAAAATTTCCTTGATCTCTACTAACAACTTGTACACAATTAACACCATTAGCTTTCCACATATCTACAACTTTATTTCTATCATCATATACAATATCTGGGTTACCGCCAATTTGATCTCGAAGAATATCTAAAACATCTTTTTTAAATACATCATCAGATCTAAAATCTCCATCAGGCCTCATAAATAAAATTGGATTATCAATACCAATCCAATCTTGAATTTGTTTAGTAGTAATATCTCTTTGAGCGTTATTTCTTGCAGAAACAAACATAACAATATCACCATCAGCTACATGCATTTTAGCTAAATCACATACATGTTGAATAGGTGTATCGTTTACAGTATGATCTCTAAATGAATCCCAATCTTTATTACCATTAGTTATAAAACGTCTTCGATGGTTACAATCTGCTATAGTACCATCTATGTCAAAAATTATATGTTGTATTTTATCCTTAATCATAGTACTATTATACCATAGTTTTACGGTATTGTAAACAGTTTTTTTAAAAAAAGTATAATTATTTTATAAAGATATTAGGCCTACTTTGTTCATAACATGGATGTTATTAACTACTGCGGCGGTTAGTATGTAATTAGGTAAAATAAGTGTTTGAGGATCATAGTTTTCAATATATAGATGAGTAAATACCACTTTTAATAAAACAATTTCACCTAGAGATGGTTTAGGACCTAACAATATATTTTTTTCTTCTACATTAGGACTTTTTAAACCTCTATATGTTGTATATGCATCAAGAAAATTTATTACATAAAAATAGGTTTTTATTTTTTTAGGGTCGCGATGTGTAAATTGTAACTTTTTCGGATTTACCTTTAACTTGTATTCGATCGACTTGATTGAATGTTCTAGACGCACACTTTCCAACAGTGAATTGTGATAACAACACTCGAACCCCATCATAATTTCTTGTTTGGCCTTCGAGTCTAGCAGCCAGGTTGACGGCATCTCCAATGACGGAATAGTCAAATCTAGATTCTGATCCCATGTTTCCGACGATGCAATCACCGGTGTTGATACCAATACCAACATCAATACGTGGAAGGCCTTGTTCTTCAAGTTCTTTAATAAGTTCATCTGCTGCAACTACTATTTCCTGAGCTGTTTTAACAGCCAAATCTGCGTGATTATTACATGGTAAAGGTGCGTTCCAAAAAGCCATAATACAATCACCCATATACTTATCAATAGTTCCACCATTTAAAAGTATAATTTTACTCATACGGTCTAAATAACTATTTATAATTTTTACTAATCCTTCAGGGTCATTGTTATTTTTATAGTGTTCCGATATGGGTGTAAATCCTACTATATCCATAAACAAAAAAGTCATTTCTTTTCTTTCACCACCAAGCTTAAGTAATGATGGATCTTTTTGCAGCAACATAACTTGCCTTGGGTCTAAATAAGTTTCAAATTGTTTTTTAATTTGTTGTCTTAACACAAATTGTTTATAGAAATTATTAAAGCTCGTTGAGGTGAATAAAAGTATATATAATATTAGTGGATAGCTAAGGTCGAGGAGTATCTGAAATTCGTTCCATGAATACCATACTCCATATCCACTTAATGATAATATACCAAAGAATGTTATAAAGGAAACATATAATGAAGTATAGTATGCAGTACATACAATTAGAACTCCCATTAACAACATCATACCAATCTCAAAAACATCAGCCCATATTGGTCGAGAAATTGACTCCTCATCAATTATCGTTTGAATGGCAGTTGCATGAAGATGATGTGCAGAACGTAAACCACTTGGAGTTGGAATCTGAGATGATAAACCAGAGGCAGTTAGACCAATTAAAACAGTTTTACCCTCGATATCAATATTGGAAAAATCACTTCCGTATTCTAGTTCATTAAACTTATAGTTAGGATTAATCCACATTGATCCATTACTATCTGATTTAATTCTAAATGGTCTTAGTATAATTTCTTCTATACCTGCATCATTAACTTTTACAGTATAAGATGGTTTTTCGTTTAAAACACGAATAGTTTCGAGTGCAAAAGATGGATATAGTTCATTATTGATTTGAGATATTAAGGGTATACGTCTTACTAAGCCATCAACTTCTGGCATAGCATTAATTAAACCATGACCCCAAGCGCCTTCTTCGATTTGTTTAATATTAGTTATTAGACCATCATATTGTATTACCCAGTCTAGTGGATTTCCTGTCCCAAAAATGGCAGTTCCAACGTAAGGTGCCTGTGAACTTTTACCTTTAGAATCAGCGTCTTGAGCCAATATTATACCATTATCTTTAACCCAAGAAGCAAAAACTTCATCTCCACCTAGCCTATCTACCTCTGGAAACATAATTGTGAACCCAATATACCCCGCATTTGCAGCTCTAAGGTCAGATATCATCTGAGCATATATGTGTCTTGGGAATGGATACTGTCCGTGCACGCTGAGTGCTTCTTCTCCAACATTCAATAGGACTACCCTATTAGATTCACGCTCGTGCATGCTCTTAATATAAGTATCAAAGGTATTTAGTCTTAATTGTTCTATAAGTGGTAAATCAATTACACGTAATGAGAGAAGGCCTAAGAGTAATATAATTGTTGTCCATATTGATGTTATATATTTCATACGTCAAACTGTATACTTACACCACAGCCACAGCTGCTTACTTCATGTGGATTTAAAAATTTAAAATATTCTTGAAGGCCTTCTTTTACGTAATCTAGTGTCATACCATCTATATATGGTTTACTTACTTGATCAACTAATATAGAAAATTTACCATAGTCAATTATTTCATCACCACTTCTAATTTCATCTTCTGTAAAGATATATTCAAACCCAGCACAACCACCTCCAGTAACACCAACTCTTACTGAATTGACTTTTTTTTCTACTAATTTAGTTATAGCTTGGTCAGTTAATTCTATCATTATATTCCATTTTCAGGATATAATTGATTATGTTTTCTATGTTTAGTTTTTTCTTCCCAATTTTCAATTGCTTTTTTAATACTATCTTCAGCTAAAACCGAACAATGTATTTTTATTGGAGGTAACTCTAAAGCATCAGCTATATCTTTATCTTTTACTTCCTTAGCTTCAGCTATTGTTTTTCCTTTTAACATTTCAACAAACATTGTTGATGATGCAATCGCTGAACCGCATCCATATGTTTTAAACTTAACATCTAATATTTCATCAGTATCTGGATCTAATTTTAAATCCAATTTCATTACATCGCCACACGCAGGAGCTCCTGATAGTCCTGTAGCGACATTAGGATCGTTTGGATCGAATCTACCAACTGAATGTTTTTTAGGGTTGTTTAAAACAGATTCGAATCTATCTATTACTTTTTGACTATATGGCATTATTAGTTTCCTTGTGTTACTGAAGTGCTACAACCACCAACTGTCATACAATCTACCGATATAGTATATGCTTGTGTGGTTGTTCCTAATTGTTTTAAATCAAAATCTGTTCCATATAAACCATCAAGGGTAATATTTGCAGTGTGAGTAGCACCACTTCCGTGTTGACGTACAAATACTTCGTTCCAATCATTATATATTGTTAGGTTAAGTGTTTTTTGGCCATCACTTTGTTGTTTAAATACTACTTCATTATCTGATCCAGCCATATGAAAATTAAAATCGTGTCCCGTTGTGGAACCTTGATTAGTTTGTGATCCGGCCATTTCATTATTATTACCATATAAAGTAATATCTATTTCGTGACCACCACCTTCATAATCATCTCTATTCCAACTAAGGTTAGTTTCAGAATATTGATCTTCCCAAGAGCCACCTTGAATTAGTTTTATTTTATTATTTGAGCCACTAACTTCATCAAATACTATTTTATTAACACCATTACTATCATTATTTTGAACTAAATATATTGAAAAGTTTGTTGTATTGATATAACTTTGGTTATCTAACATTTTAATTATATTATTATAACCTATTTGATCTATTCCTAATTCTAAATTATCACCAGATTGCTCTAATGATATTTCATTATCATCTGCTTTTACTTCTGATACAAAAGCTATCATACCAAATACTAATAAAGCACTTCCAAATGCACGTATCATTCTTTCATTTCCTTAGTTTTAGGAAATGGATTCTTAGATCCTACAGCTTGTTCTATAGAATCAAATCCATCAGCTTTTAGTAATTTTACTAATCCTCTATTAATTTCATTAATGTTTTGTGGTCCATCAAATATCATTGTTGTAATCATATGTAATAAACTTGCACCAGAAGTAATCTTTTCGTATGCATCTTTTGCACTAAATATTCCACCAACACCAATGATTGTTAGTTTACCTCGTGTTCTTCTATATACATGTCTAATTACATTTGTAGATATTCTTTG